CGCTAAATGTATCATTAGGTGCTTGTAATAAGCTGCGGTCAATATTGCTTGGGCGGGGGTTAATTGCCATTAGTAATATATCCTTTGTACAGGGACAGATTCTTCTTCTTCATAATCTTCGGGGTGCTGTATAAACCCGCCTTCTCTAAATCTACGTAGAGCTTGGGTAACAGTATCAACATAATCATCATGCTCCCCTGCGGGAAACGCCGCACACTCTTCAATTACTTCTTCTGCCCAGCGTGTATCTGGCGACCATACTAAACCACTTTCAAACAACGGCGCAATAGAGTTTACTCTTGTGAATTTATCATTACCCCTACTAGGTGTATAATTCATGACTGGTATACCCATATTCCTCAACTCTTGTGTTAACGGCATACCACTAGCTTTTGCCTCTATAAGTACACATTCTGGTTCCCAGTATTTATACTCCTCAAGTGCTCGCCGCCGCAAATCAGGAAAGTCCCATCTGCCACGTTTAGCATCACATAGAATAATGTTTGGTGGTCCTCCCTCTTTAGGATAAAAAACACCCCATGTAGTTATCGCACTAAAATCAGATGTTTCCTTTTTACTATACGCTGTATCATAAGACTGCATTACATACTCTAATGGTGGTATATCATCTTTCTCCCACATATTCCACCACTCACGTTTAAGTATAGCTGCCATATCGCCAGTAGGATTTTGCTGCCATTGCGCTTCCCACTTACCAACTGACAAACTACCTTTAACACTTAATAAATCTTCTTTCTTCCAAAACTCAGGCCAAAGGGGTTCTTCACTCTCTGGCATTAATGCCGGAAACTCAACTACTTCCCATTTATCTGCTAATATATCTCTGCCCTGCTGCTTTATTAATTTACCTGTTAAATCATTATCTGCCCAGCGGGTCATAATAATAACTATCGCACCTCCTGGTTGTAAACGCTGGCGCGGACCAGATGTATACCACTCATAAGCATGCTCTAATGCTGTAGGGCTAAGTGCATCTTGTTCACTGTGCGGGTCATCAATAATCAATAAATCTGCACCACGGCCTGTAACCGCACCGCCAACACCAGCCGCAAAATATTCTCCACCTTTACTTGTTTCCCAACGTCCCGCTGCTTGGCTATCCGCTCGTAATTCTACTCCAGGAAAAACCCTAGTATATTCTGCAGAGTTCATTAAATTACGCACCTTTCGGCCAAACCTAAAAGCTAACTCAGCCGTATGCGTTGTCTGCATTATCTTTAATCGTGGGTTTTTACCCATCAACCAACTAGGTAATAAATAACTGCCAAACTCACTTTTTGTATGGCGTGGTGGCATATTTACTATTAAGCGTTTTAACTCACCATTAGCTATCCGGTTAAACTTCTCAGCCATAATTTTATGGTGGCGTCCATTTATAAATTCAGGCCAAACCGTTTTAGTGTACTCCATAAAATCTTGTTGGCTGGCCTCTGCTTGGTTTATCTCTGCAGCTCGCTCCAATAAATGGGCATACTTCTTTAATTGTTCTTCAGGTACGAGTTGAACGTCCATTATCCATGGTTCCTCAATAACGCGGATATATTATAAATATATCGAAAATTTTTCTAGGGCAATGAACCTATGACGATTCTACAGTATAAGGGGGGTGGGGGTCTCGGCTTTTGATCGAGTAAAGTCAATATCTTGAAACTTTTTTGCTACCACATGATATGTCCAAAACATGGCTACAGACCGAGCTATAGCCAAGGGGACGGTCTCGCGGGGGTACAAAAAAACACCGCCCAGCGTGGGCGGTGTTTGGTGGCGGGGGACCCGTAGCCCCCCCGCGCTGGTGTTATTTGGTAGGCTGGGGCTGTACTACCAATTTAATGTAGCCAGTACCCCATGTGGCACTGCTAGGGCTGTAGCCGCCATTTAACAATGCCAGCAAGCAATTAGGTTTTTTAGCACTGTGTCCTAGCTTGCTTGCCGCCTTTAGTATTGCCGCCAAGCTAGTATTGCCATCAATGCCGTACAGCAACCAGCTTTGTATTGTGTGGCGTACACCGCCCACCTTGCCATTAAAACCAAATGGCACTGGTTGTGCTTGGTCAAGCTGTACATTGCCTAGCGGCACAACTTGTACATTGTGCAAATTGCCGCCAGCTTGCCCGTTAATAAATGCCCACAACTGTGCATAAGTTATTTCCTCACCGCTGTGCTGTAGCGTAGGTGCTACGCTAACAGTTACAACCGCTGTACCAGTATTAGCTTTTTGGGTAGCTACACCCTTTTTAGTATTTGGCATTTTAAAAACCTTTCTACGTTTTAAATGCTGCAACCATTATTGGCTACAATTTTTATTATGCATATTTTAACGCCGCGCACAATACTTATTTTTACTTATTTTTACTTTTTTATTAAGGCGTAAAAACCCAACACTATTATTGCAAAAATTAACAACCACATTTTAAACCCCTTGCTGTTTGTTTTTTGCAAATTGTAATAGTTGAGTTTTTTTGACCACACTCGTTTTAAAATGTTAAATCCTCTAAACTCGTCAAACTTGTTAGAGGAAGAATGATGATGATGTGATATATATAGATTAACATCTATATATATCTGTCGTCCTCAGGAATGGGATCATCATCTCTCATCCTCAGGAATGGGTCCTCGGTAAAAGGGGACGCCTTGCGACGTCCCCCTCTATGTTAGCCTTGGACTACAAGTTTGATGAATGGTGTCATCCAGTATTTGCTGGACGGTGAGTAACCGCCGTGCATCAAAGCATGGAGGCATGTCGGCTTTTTACGTGAGTGTCCCAAAGGCGCGGCTTTATTGAGAACCGTTTTAAGGGACAGGTCACCGTCAACGCCTAACAGCATCCAATCTTGGATGCGTTGCCTGACGCCTCCCGTCTTGCCGCCATAGCCAAACGGGACAGGCTCTTTTGAATCAAAGTCGCAATTAGGCAGTGGTACGATTTTGACGTTTGCCTCATTGCCGCCAGCATGTTGCTGGACAAATGCCCAAATGTCATCATAAGACAGCTCGCGGTCAGTGACGAGCAGCTCAGCTGATTTAACGACAGTTTTAGCGGTAGATTTTTTTACAGTTTTAGCAGTCATGATATGTCCTTTCTACGACATGTCCATAAGCACCATTGCTTATGATGTAAGAGTAGCACGTACGATTTTTATTGACAAGTCAATAGTTATCAAAAAACATCAATAAAATTTAGCGTCATTATCTATCATCATCATCGTTCATCATCAACCGACAATGAAAAATGAAGATTGATGATATGAGATTGACTGAGGATGATTGATGACGAAACTAGACTTCTCTCTCCTTTATGATGGGACGAGATGATGATAGAATATGATTGATAGCCCCCGTCCAATCGTAAGGCGATCCCGAACTCCAGTCAGGTATCAAGGGATCATCTTTTGTCGTCGTTGTTGCAATATCCATGGCTCTCGCACCGTGAAATATATTTATAGTTCGGGACGAAGGATGACTAACCAAGTTCCAGACATTTCCAGAATATCCGCTATATCTTATCTGCCAAGCAATTTGGTGAGGACGAAGAGCAATTTTATTTAACGAGTTTAACCTATGGACTTTAAGCTCAAGCCAAAAAGCATGACCATCCAATATGCCATGCAAGTCAGGTACTCCAGGACTAGACCAAGACTCTAGACGTGTCCAAAACACGCCTAGATCTTTGGTTCCCTCACGCAGATTTTTCCACAACGTGGACTCTGGTTTACTCACTTAATGCCTCCTTTACTTTGAAACCGATTGCTATCAAAAGCACTGCATCGCAGACTATTAAAAAGATTAACGTGCCATCCATCACACTAACTCCGTTGTGGTAGGTGTGATGAGCACGACCTGCTGTTTGGCAAACTTGACAACTGGTCTACCCTCCTGCTCACTTGCCCACTCATTATGGGCGTTGATCCGACCCACTAACTCAGCGCGTTGCCTTAACTCATCTGTCCAAGATGTCATAGACACCTCAGGATCAGGCGTATATGGTGAGCCATCAGCATTAGTAGTATCTGTGAACCACAGAGTCGTTAACAACATGAGGCAACTGGGGTCTTCATTAGTAACCACCATATCACCTTCATCATTCATATCTACATACTGTATCATTAGTCAGCTCCTTTCTACGAGCGTTGTTGCCTTTACAATTATAAAGTAGCAGTACAGAGAATAGAAGACACATCTTTTGTTATCTTTTATTTCGGTGTGAATCCGACTATCTTATAACTATCAACCCACTCACTCCATCCCTCTGTCCAATCGGTCTCATCGTAATTCTTCCAATCGGCTGACCTATCCCTATTTATTTCACTGAGCACACGACATAAATCCCAGACGAACTTTTCGCCCGTCTGGGTATCCTGCACGATGTAGTGCATATCAGTCATTACTTGCTCGCTGGATTAAAGCCTCCTCACAAATGGGACAAGGTGTTTTATCCGCATCACTATATGCCCGAGCGTAGTTATTGCCGAGCATTGGCATACCGCAAAGAGTGCCGTGCTCTCCTGGAACACTAAAGTGCTGTTGGCCGAGTTTTTTAGTCCACTCGTATAAGCCAAGATCATTAGCAACTTTGGACACATAATTAATTACATCAGCCATTGTAAGCCTCCATCATTTTTATGCCCTCAACACGGTTATCGTAATCGCGCTTGGCTTCATCATAACTAGGGTGGATTTTTACATTACCCTGACTGCCTGGATCTGTGCGATATACCAACCATGCTTCGTTGATATGGGAAAATTCCAATCTGGTTTGAGATATACCATCATTGAACTCATACATTTCAGCTTTAGGTTTTATCATAGCGGCTCCTTTCTGTGAGTGTTGCTATAATTATAAAGTAAAACAAGGGACAGTAAATGATAACTCTTTTACTATCCCTTTATATCACCGCTCTTTGAGGTAATGTTTGATGAGGTATTTAATGACGTTAGGGTAAGTGACATCCATACCTGTCTCTTCCTCTAACATCTCACGTATAGCGTGCAAATCTTGGAGCGTCTCGCGTCCAGAAAGATGCACCATAGTAGGGACGTCCTTATATTGGGCTGACCCTTTAGGACGTCCTTGCTTTTTTGGTTTAGTAGTCACGTAAAAACCGTTTGAGGCCAAACAAGTGTGACTCCTCAGCCACTATTGTTGAGTACTCACAAGTAACTATGTCGTCATCATTATTAGTATTAGTAATGGTGACGTGCGTTTGGTTCTCAAAACCAACAATACTTATTTGCCTCAAATCATCAAGGCAACACAACACCTTGTCATCAGTGACCTCAAGGTGTGTTGGCTGTATTGCATGATAGTCAACCCATCCGTCCAATACGGCATCGTTAGTTTGCTTAAAGTAGTTCATCATAAGTGGTCCTTTCTTTGACCGTTGCTATAGTTTTATAGTGCCACATATGAGCCATAATGATAAGTCTTTAATTATCACCCTCATCATGATCAATTATCATATTTCCCTCAGTAACAACTGCCAAAGCAGGGAACTCCTCTTGTATCCTTTTTATTTCTCGCATTACTTCATCACGGTTCATCTGATCAATTTTACCATGGAGGATTTCTTTGCGGTCAATGTAAAGCCCAGCCGCTTGACCTCGTGATTTTTCAGCAGCGACAGCCGCCGCAAAATTTCCTCCTGTCATCGCAGCATCACGTATCTCAGCCAGCTTTTTAACGTGACCCTCAAAACTCACCTCGTATTTACGTGCCAACTCTTGTTTTAATTCACGAATCCTCTCAACGACGTGGGGGTAACGCTGACCATTAAGTAATTGCGAGGCAATAGCATGAGCTGACTTCTCGGAATATCCAGCACGAAGAGCTGCCTCAGTTTGTGAAATATCCTCACAAACATACAATCGTGCAAATTCCTCTTGCTTTGGAGTGATAGATTTTTCTTTACGTGGATTTGCGACGACATCAAGTGTGGGTTTATGAGTTGCTTTTGCTAGAGCCATTTACTGCCCTCTCCTCCTACATGATGGGATACTTTGCATAATAGGACCAAAAACGAATTATGTTAAATTCAAATTTATCACAGATGAGACCGCGCGGACGGAAATACTACATTGAGATATTGGATCAATCCTCGTAATTCATAGGCTAACTCATTGAAGATATGTGTATACTGAGATATTGTATATTATCAAATCATAAAAAACAAATTTACTCCCATCCATATTTACCTCCTATATAGCAAACTAATCAGAAACCTTGGTAATTAGTCCTTATTTTGGGGGGTGCTTACCTACCACCCACTATGCTAGAGGCAGTCGAGCGGCGTCTGAGCGGCGTCTTTTTTTACTCATGAACCATGTTTATTGGTAAAAAGACCCCCAACCATTACTGATTGGGGGTAGGTTCTCATAAGGGAGGATATCTTACATGAGTAAAGTATGATAACACATTTATCAAGAATAACCATACTAAATTTAACGGAGGTGCGGAACCTTATCCAGTCTTAAATACTTGACTGCACTGTTCTTCTTCAACCCTACGACGTAAGATCTCACGCGCTTTAGCTACTCCCTTTTGAGTAATATGCCAGAGTCCAGGTTTAGAGTGACCAATCCTGCGTAACTCACCTTTAGCTTCAATATTAACTATCGTTTTATACACGTCTTCTACTTCAATATCCCTGAAGTCGGCGACCGATAGAGTAGCATTAGTCTCAAAAAACCGTACGAGTATTTGAGCAGTCCCACTATTAGTAAAGATTTTACCACGCGGTTTAACCCTGACTGCTTTAACAGTTGCAGGAGCAGTAGGCATCGCAGTTATATTAGGACTAGGAGGATTTACCATCCCCTGTTTAATCATCCACCGTACTTGCATACCGACACTACGGCACTCAGCCTCAGCTACAGTTTTAAGTAGATTATAAGTTTCAATATCAAGCGAGATCGATTTGTAGTTTTCTGGATCGGCCATGTTTTTTAGTCCTTTCTTCGGCTATCGCTACCTCTCTAGCCTTGGTAGCTATCATGCTTTCTAGGATAGACCTAGCTTCTGGACTGCGGAAACAGATAGTAGCTAGGGTATAAGAGAGTTGACCGCATGTGCGGTCATCCCCATATTTTGCTTTATCACCTCTTTCAAGGTAGTGCTGGTGTTCATCAAGGCGTATAAAATAATTCACCGCACTTCTTACATCAGCGTAACGTGTCATTACTCAACCTCTACAGTAAAACGTAGCTCACGTACACGGTCGCCAATATCACTTTCACGTACCCACTCATCAGGGTCGTAATCATTAGTGCTAATGGTTGAATCAAACAGCTCTTGGACTTGGTGTTCAACTTCAATCATACGCACATACATATCATCAACTGTTTTACCAGCCGCTGTCATATTTTCTTGGCCTACACGTAGAGCTTTCACCTCTTCTTGCAAACCATAAAGCAGAGTCATGATATGTTGCATATCAGCACCAAGGTTCTCAAACCTACTACGCACATCACTCATACGTTGAGCTTGCACTATTATCTGCTCTTGCAAAGGATGCTTAGTAGAATCAAACTCATCACGGGCAGCGATATCTGTGCATACAGCATTATCTACCTCGCTGCTTTCAGGCACAGCAGTAGCAGTACCAGACACATCAGATATAACAGCATTATTTTCAACTTTCTCAGTCATAACCTACTCCTTTCTTGAGTGGTTGGTTAGGTGTAGCAGACAAAAGGTAGTCCATAGGAGACTGCCCCTTGCCTATTATTAATATACCACAGGATATGCCAAGATTGCACTCTTGGTATAATTTATTTTATCCTAAAACCTCGGCTCATCTTTCCAGTACAGATTACCATATTCATCAACTACACAATCGCGGTCGGGGTCTAACTCTACTTCGCCAAATCCTCCACATTCATCACACTCATCGTAGTAACCCTCTAAATACCCACCGCACTCGTAATCAACAACAGGACGTTCATATTCAACACGCCCCTCACCCCCACATTGAGGGCAAGGGATATGTGTAACATCGTTATCTACAGGTACGAGGTTAGACATCATTTACATGCCTATCATGTTTAAGATCAGATTGGAACTCGCTGTAATCACTAAAAATGTTACGACTATTTCCATAACGCTGTGTCTCCTTTCTAGAGAGTTTCATATAATGATTTAACCAACAATGAGAACAAAGTAAGAGAATACCTTCTCTTACTTTTGCTTCATCACCACATTTATCACACCTCGGGTTTTGCATCTCTAAAAACTGGTTTGAATGCTTGATTAACCGACCTTAATAATTTTGCTTCAATGATAAAACAATCAACATCTATTTTATCTGCTCCAAGATTATACATACCACGTCTAAATTCTTCTTCAGTAATATTAGCTTCGCAGTAATTTTCTTGCAACTTTTCAAGCTCGTTCATCCATAACTCTTTTACTTTACCCATTACTCCCCCTCTCAAGAACTTTGATTATTGTTTCAATGCGCTCTAACATTGTTAAATCAGTATTGTATTTATCAACCTTAGAACAATGCGATAAGGCATCAGGCAGACATTCTACCTGATGCTTTAAATCGTAAGCAATAGTAAGGACTTCATTCATGCCAAAAATAACCTCTGTCTGCACCTAATCCATACAATACATTATGGATAAGTGCTGGCTTACTCTTATCAAGTTTAAGTTTGCCATTGACCCAATTATAATAGCCATGGATAGTGGGCATCTTACGACGCCCACCTTTTAAGATTACAATTTCTTTGATATCATCAACATTATCAACTAAACCAGTATAATGAAGATAAGTTTCAATTAACCCTATTCTAGGGTAAATAGGCGTGAGAGCATGGCTCTCACGCGAGTTATAATAAACCTGAGCGGAGTACATATCAGTACTCACTAGGCAGCATCAATACTTTTTGCTGCCCATCATCAATCAGGTAAAATTTCCAAGTACCAATATCGGCATCAGTAAAACCAATATCACGCGACCATAATAAGTTATCATTACCATCATCAGCTACGATAGTGGCTACCTTATTATTCTCACCTTGGAGAACATCCATTTTAATAACGATAAAGTAGTTCTCCTCAGTAAGCAGAGGCACTACCTCAGTTTGGATAATATCCATCAACCAATAAGCACCGCCTCCGCAGTTCTCCGCAAAGTAATGTGCTCCATCAGTCAACAGCATTTGCTGGTCTTTAGGAGTCAACGGCATATTATACCGTATATAACCTTCAGTCCCAGTAAACATATTTAGATCAGCAGTTTGCATATCATGCTCCTTTCTACGAGCTTAAAGTTTAGGCGGGAAGTGAAGACTGCTGCAACATCGCACCCATCTTTCACCTCCCTATCGTTGGTCTTACCCTTCCTCAGGGCGGTGTTCCAACAACTATTGTAAATATAGGTATGGACTTATTGATAGACCATACCTATATTATCTTATTGTATCAGGCTACTTTGACACTTTTGGAATTACATACTGTAAATCAGTAGCCCTTGGTATATCTAAAATATGGTACACAGCCTCAAGTAATGCTTCCTCACCTACATCGCTGGCTAATTGTAAAGCGACACATTCAGGCTCATCAGAAACAGGGACAACGGTTGATGGACCATCAATATGTGGATAGTGATAACACACTAACATATAATCATCGGGCTGTATACGAGTGACAACCAATCGTTCTATCTCGGTGATCCATATATCACAGGATGTATCAGTGAGAGTTGGATCACTAATTACATTTGTGCGTGATTGCATGATAGATTGCACTTGTT